GAAAGTGATGTCTCTGCCGGTGACGATTGTTGTTGGCATGATTTCTCCTTAGTTGGTGTAATAGGTGCTGACTTGTAAATCGGCTGTGAGGTAACTACCTGCACCGACTTCCAATGGTTGAGGTTGATTCACATTGCCGACTTCATAGCCATCGGGCATTGTGCTGATGATGCTGATCATCAATTTTTCAAGGTTGTCCAAAGCTGCCGCGTTGTTCATGTATGCGACAACGCCAGTCACAGTCAAATTGACCTTGACTTTTGTTGTTGCTCCATTGATCAAAACGCTTTCAAGGTAAGGCGCATCCGGTATCAAACAGATCGATGGGCTTGTCATTGTCTCTGGAATTCCGTTGTACACATTGGCAGCAATGGTTGAAAGTGCTGTTTTCAATGGTGTGCGGATTGCTGATTCGATGCTCATTGGCACATCGTTTCGACATCCAAAAATGGCCCCAGTAGGCCGATGACTCTGTTGCTTAAGCTGCGGCCAAGAATAAATGGTGACGGCTGAAAATTGTCTGACATGATCTGGTTGCCGGGAGCTGTGATGCTCTGGAAAATTTCGACCGCTACAACCAAAATTGCATTTTCAATTGGTGGCGTGTTTGCGTACAGCTGGGCTGCCGATGATCCACTCAATGTTGCTGTTGCCGCTGGAATAAATGGCAGCGGATAATCACGATCAGCCGCAATGGTCGCAGCTGTAAAAGTGTAAGGCTCAATCCGATCATCGGTGACTGTGTATGTCGCGCTGTAAGTTCCGGCCCCGGTAACAACAACAGATTGACCCGGCACAAAGTAATTTGGCCGCATTGTGGTGAAATAAATGACGGATTCATCCACATTGGCAAAAGTCACCGATGATTGGTATTGCGTAAGTAAAGGCAAAATCGTTTGTTCAGCTGAATCAATGTATGAATTCAGCTGTGCATCCGAGTACAAAGAAACCGAGACACCAAGAATCGCTCTCAGCTCTGCGGCTGTGACTATTGCTGGCATCTCGGTTCCTTTCGTGTCAGTAATGTTCGGGAGCGACCATTACCGATAGTGATTTATTTAGGCAAGAGCGTTAAAACGCGCTCCGTTTGGCACCTTGTTTGCAAGTGCGCCATATCCGTAGTACAGGATGTCAATTGTTCCATCGCTGTTGATATTGGTGCGTAGAGTAAAGCGTGGGCTTTCGTACCATGTAAATGAATCTGGATTGACAACAACCATTGAATTGTCATTGTCTGCTGTTGTTGTGCCAGCATTTCCAAATGAGCGTGAAACATAAAGGCTTAGACCCGGTGAAACTACACCGCGCAACGAATCGCCTCTCACATTTCCTGCCGCATTGCTAGGTTGTGCCGCATTGTATAGAGGCGCGCCCGCATCGTTGTATCCCATGATGTTTCCCCATTGTGTTGGTGAAACTATCAATGAGCGTGCAAATCCAAGTGATGATCCATAGACATCTGCACAAGCCTTTGATGTGTAACCAAGAAATCCTGTTGCTGAATTTGCTGCCTGTGCTGTAGAAGCACCAACAGAAACCATTTGACCTAATACATATTCGTCAGTCTCTTTTGCATAAGCAAATTCAAGATTTTGAAGCAACGCTGTTAGATACTCTGGACGGCTTCGGTCGATGAGCTCTACTGTTGAAATTGCGCGGCCTTTGAAAGGCTGAACAGTTACAGACAAGTATGTCGCTGAAAGTGATGATTCTGTGATTGGATCATTTTCGTCAATTGGCAAAACTGTTGGCACAGCTGTGACACGAGGAATTTCAAATGTCATGCCTTCGCTTACGAGAGTTTCACGGCTGATGCCATCAATTGTTCCGCGATCTGCATTTGCAAGTGCATTGATGACTGTTGTGCTTTGTGGTGTTGGCACCATGCCCGGTGCTGTTGATGTTGTGTTATCAGCTGCCTTTACATACTGGCGTGAATCCTCATCATGCAAAATGCTTGCGCGTAGATAATGCTCAAGGTATGTGACTTTATTTACAATCGGTGAGCGTGGTGCTGTGTAATAGGCAGGTCGTGATGCCTGTACAGGTGCGACTTCTGGAGCTGCTACCGGTTCAACGGCAGGAGCGACTGGTTCGGTAGTGTTGTCCACTTTGTCTCCTTCATTTGGGTTTGTTGTCTCTGTAACTGTTTCAGTTTCAGAATCCTCTGATGCGGCTACCTCAGAAACGCGTGCAGATCGCACGGCTGGTTCAGTAACCAAAGCGACAGCTGTGAGCTGTCCATTGAGCACCTTCATGGTGCCATCCTTTTGCATTTCGTAATTGTCCACAGCTAATTCAATTGAGAATCCATCGCGTAGGCCTTCCATCGCCTCAGTCAATGCATCCGTGCCAGCTGTGGTGTTTGCAATTTTAAAAGTCGCTGTCATTTCCTTGTCGTTCACACTCATCGCAATGCTCTTGCCAATTCTGCGTGTGTTGTCGTGCTCAAGATTTAAGAAAACATCATTTGGTTGAATTGAACCTTTTGCAAAAACAACCTTTCCGGTTGATGCATTTGCGTGCTCATTAAAAGCAACAATGCGACCGGTGATTGTGCGTGAATCGGAATCAGCTGCCGTGATTTGCATTGGTGTTGTTAGCTTCATGAGATCATGTCCTCCATTTGTCTAATTTCCTCGGTGGTGATTGCACCGATGTCAAATAAAATCTTGTAAATTTCTGCACGCTCTTTTTCTGATCCGCGCAAATACGCCTTAAGATCAAATTCCACGCGTTGTGTTGAAGGCGTAAAATCTGGCATTGATAACCTGCTGCTAATGCTATTCATCAGCGGCAACAGCGAAAAGTCCAAAAGAGTTTGACGCGCTGTTTGGGCGTTTGCATAGGTCATGGATGAGCCAGTAGGCGCGTCAATAAAATATGCCGGAATTCCCACGGCTCTTGCCAATTCTGTTGCAATGATTTCGCGTGCAGCATTAAGACCAATTTGCTCTGGAGAAAAACCAACTGTTGTCAATTCAACATCGGCATTGAGAAACGCTGTGCCTCGGTTTCTACGAGCTGCGCCCCATGCATCTAAAAGTTTTGCAATGCGATCAGCTGGCAATGCTGTGCCATTTGATTTCAAAACCATTGATGGCACCGGCTCTTTTGCGTACATTGCGGCAGCTCTTTCAAGCTCTGCACCGGCACGGATTGTGCGACCAGCGCGATTCAATAAACCTTCATCGTTGCCGTAAAAGACCACGAGTGATCCAACACCGGACATTGGCACACGCGATCCATCGACTGTGTAATACTCAATTTGAGTGCCGATTGAGTTTAAAAAAACACCAACGCGATTTGGTGCAACGCGCCACATTTGGCGCACGCGGCCCGTATCGGCAAATAGATCAATAATCTGAAAATAACTAAACCCCGTAAAAAGTAAATCCTCACACGCCCAAACCCATGATGCTGCTCCTGGCACCCGTTTGTCCGGATCAGAAATCACAACAGGTTGATCAATAATTGCACCTGTATCTTTGTCGCGTGTGATCAAAGGAATTGTGGCGATTGAATTGCAAATCATGTTGCGTGCGCGAGCAATTGCTGGCACGGACATTGCTTCCTCGCGACTAACAATGTAATCGGCTCCACCAAATGGGAAAAATGCATCCAGCGTTGGAGCTGGCCCAATTTGTGCAGCTACATCAGCACCGCGGTCAATTGCCACAGTTTCAATGGTGCGCTTTCGATCAAATAATCCCATGGGGCGATTTTCTCAAAATGTCAAGCATCAACCCACTAAAATGTCGATTTCGGTTTCTGGGCGTGTCGCAAAGTGAGTGACCAATGCTGATGCTACGGCAGCGCAAACAGCTGTACCGCTGGCACGCCTTCCAATAACCCAGCCACCATCACCGCGCCTTAATTGCACAGCTGAAAGAATCTGCTCGGTCAGCTTTGATTGATTTCGATGTTTCAAACGACCGGAATTGATTGCACCCAATAATTCATCACATGCTTGAGGATAATCGGCATCCATGTCGTGAATCGGAATACCGGCCGGCTGCATACGCGATGCAACGGCTCCGGATGTTCTCCGGCTGTAAAGCAAATACTCAATTGGGTACTTTCGGCAATAAGAGGCTGCATCGTTGGCAATTGCTCGATCATCTAACTGGATCGTGTTTTCCCATGTGTGCAACAGCTTGACAATAAAGGATTCCGAACCTAACTTTTGGGCACCCAGCAATGCTGCGTGTTTTCTGTCCGGTGAAATGTCGATGGCCATCCATGTGAGCTTGTCCTCATCAAGGTCAATTGTTTCATCGCCACACTCTTGCCACTCTTTGGCTCCGACCACGCTGGAAATTGTCTGAACCCATCGATTCAAAACTTCCGTCATTACAACATCGGGAGGATCATTGAAAACGGCTCGGATGTTGTCTGGGTGAATTGTTATGTTGAGTCCGGGATTGGCGAAGGCTGCATTTTCTAGCGAAATCTCATCGGTTGGCGCAGACCACTCAAAATAGCCCACATCATCGGCTGCACCACTAGCTGCGGCCAAACCGCGCTCGCGCAATTGGTTGAGCACCATTGAGTGAGAATCACCGGCCGAGCTGAAACAATTGACCTGTGGATTTTTGGCCGCCATCAAGGTGTATCGCATAGCTGCAAAGGTTTCCATGTCGTGCAGCTCTCGGATTTCATCCATGTGGATGGTTTCCGGCTTTGACAATCCACGGGCTGCCGATCCACCAGCTTTGATGATGAATCGATTGCCTTTGAGCG